TTTGTTGCACTACGCTATATTCAATGACAACATAAACATAGGTATTCTTGCAAACAAAGCAGCAACTGCAAGAGATCTACTTGGTAGATTGCAGACTGCATACGAAAACTTACCGAAGTGGATGCAGCAAGGTATTGTTGCATGGAACAAAGGATCTATGGATTTAGATAATGGTTCTAAGATCATGGCAGCATCTACATCTGCTGCTGCTGTTCGAGGTATGACTTTCAACATTATATTCTTAGACGAATTTGCATTCGTACCAAATCATATTGCAGACGACTTTTTTAGTTCAGTATATCCTACAATATCATCTGGTAAATCAACAAAGATTATAATCGTATCTACACCCAAAGGTATGAATCATTTCTATCGAATGTGGAATGATGCAGAAAAAGGTGATAATGACTATGTAACTACAGAGGTTCATTGGTCTGAAGTTCCAGGTCGTGATGAAGCATGGAAAGAACAAACGATTAAGAATACTTCTGAATCACAGTTTAGAGTTGAGTTTGAGTGTCAATTCTTAGGATCAGTTGGAACACTAATCAATCCCGCTAAACTCAAAGCATTAATATATGAGAAACCATTAACATCAAATGGTGGGTTAGACATATACGAACAACCAATTTCAGATCATGATTACCTATGTACAGTTGACGTTGCTCGTGGTGTAGGTGAAGACTACTCTACTTTTGTGGTTGTGGATATTACTTCATTTCCTCATAAGGTAGTTGCCAAGTATCGAAATAATGAAATCAAACCAATGTTATTTCCTAATATCATATATGAAACCTGTAGAGGATATAATCAAGCATTCATTTTATGTGAGGTAAATGATATTGGTGATCAGGTTGCAGCAATACTTAACTTTGATTTAGAGTATGAAAACCTTTTGATGTGTTCAATGAGAGGTAGAGCAGGTCAAGTTGTAGGTCAAGGGTTTAGTGGAAAGAAAACTCAACTTGGAGTTAAGATGTCCAAGACAGTCAAGAAAGTTGGTGCATTGAATCTAAAGACAATGGTTGAAGCAGATAAAGTTTTATTTAAAGATTATGAAATCTTATCAGAACTCACTACATTCATATCTAAAAGTAATTCATTTGAGGCAGAAGAAGGATGTAATGATGACCTTGCTATGTGTCTTGTAATATATTCATGGTTAGTTGCCCAAGATTATTTTAAAGAACTTACCGATCAAGATGTTCGTAAAAGGTTATATGAAGAACAGAAAAATCAAATTGAACAGGACATGGCACCATTTGGTTTTATTGAAACAGGTTTAGAGGATACTCAGTTTGTTGACAAAGACGGAGATGTGTGGCATACTGATGAATACGGTGATCGTTCTTACATGTGGGATTATAGATGATTTCAGCTTTACTTTTCAGTTCTAGTTTTTTAAATTTTATTTTTTACATATATGCAGTTGGTTTCGTAATTGCATTAGTATTGGAGCAGTTTGTAAAAAGGACAGATAATGAGAGAAATATTTACATAGTAGAGTCTAATAGAAAATATCTTTGGAGACAGGCTTGGATAATTAATATTAATTGGTTTGCATGTAACGTAGGGTTATATTTTATATCAAGAAACATGCAACCAATAGGTGATACCTTCTGGGATGGTGCATTATAATACATGTAGACTACATGAAAAAGGATATTTTAATAAATAATTTCAGAAATAATCTGAGATTCGGAGAATAAAGATGCCACTAAATTTAGCATCTCCTGGAATTGTAGTTAGAGAAGTTGACTTAACCGTTGGTCGTGTTGACACAGCATCTGACAAAGTTGGTGCTATTGTAGGACCATTTGCCAAAGGAGCAGTTGACCTTCCAATTTTGGTAGAGACAGAGCAAGATTTATTAGATGCTTTTGGAAAACCATACTCTGCTGATAAGCATTATGAGTATTGGATGGTTGCTTCATCATACCTTGCCTATGGTGGACCATTAAGAGTTGTTAGAGCAGACGATGATGACTTAAAGAATGCTTTTTCGGGAACAGCAGGAAGCATAAAGATAAAAAGCACAGAACATTATAACGATTTGGGATATGATGGATCAACAATTACTGGAGTAACTGTTGCTGCAAGAAATCCTGGTTCATGGGCAAATGATTTAAAAGTTGCCATAATTGATGATTTAGCAGATCAAATATTAACTTTTAGTACATTACCAACAAATATACAAGTTGGTTATGGTATAACACAAGCAATTCCAGCAAACACCGTCGTAGCAGGTGCAGGTACAACATCATTACTGACTGGTTACTTTAAAGGAATTGTCACACAAGTTGATGGTACTAAAGTATCAGTTAAGATATTAGAATCATTAACAAATGCAGGTGTTTCAACAGATGTAACTTACCAACCAAATGGTATTTACAAGTTTGGAAACACTGCTGTTGCGATTCATACTACTGGACAATCCTCATCTTACACAACTGGAACTCCAACTTCAAGTACAGATTGGTTTGATTCACAAACAATTCAATTAACAAACTCAACAATTAATTGGAATAACATATCAGATCGTCCTGGTACATCAAACTTCTCATCTGCTCGTGATTCAAAATTTGATGAAGTTCATGTAGTTGTAATTGATGATACTGGTGAAGTATCAGGTAATGCAGGTACTATCTTAGAGAAGCACTTATCACTTTCAAAAGCAAAAGATGGTGAGTATTCATTAGGTTCACCTTCATACTGGAGAAAGTATACTTATAATAATTCAACAAATATCTTTGCTGGTGGAGCACCTACAGGTATTGTCACTACATCATTCGCACCTGGCACTTTCAATCTTTCAAGTGATGTAGGTTGGGATCAAAATACACAAGGTATTAGATTTGCTGGTATCGGAGCAACAACGTTAACACTAAGTGGTGGTAAAAACTACGATGGTGGAACAGATGAAGAAGCAACTGGTGCATTCCAAGTTACTTTAGCTGGATTAGCAGGTGGTTATCAACTTTTTGAAGATGATAATTTAAACTCAGCAGATTTTATTCTAATGGGTTCTGGTAATCATACTAAAGAAACAACTCAATCATTAGCAAATAAAATTATCTCTGTTGCAGAAATAAGAAAAGATGCAGTTGCATTTGTTTCACCTCATAGAGGTGCTTTCCTAAGTGACGGAAGTGCAGGTTCTGTAACAGTATTTGACGATGAAGCAATTACAGATAATGTAGTTGGATTCTTTGCTCCTGTTACTTCATCATCATTCGCAGTGTTTGATGGAAGTTACAAATACATGTATGATCGTTTCGCAGATACATTCAGATATGTTCCAATGAATGGAGACATTGCAGGATTATGTGCAAGAAATGACATTAACAACTTCCCTTGGTTCTCACCAGCGGGAACTGCAAGAGGTGCAATACTTAACGCAGTTAAATTAACATATAACCCATCTCAAACACAAAGAGATAAGTTATATTCTAATCGAATTAATCCAATCATCTTCTCACCTGGTGGAGGAATTATTCTCTTTGGTGATAAGACAGGACTTGGAAAAGCATCTGCATTTGATAGAATAAACGTTCGTAGATTGTTTATCTTCCTTGAAAATGCAATCTCCTCTGCTGCAAGGGATCAGATGTTTGAATTCAACGATGAGATCACAAGGACAAACTTTGTGAATATTGTTGAACCATTCCTTCGTGATGTACAGGCAAAACGAGGAATCTTTGATTTCAGAGTTATCTGTGATGAAACAAATAACACTGCTGCAATCATAGATAATAATGAATTTGTCGCAGACATATTCATTAAACCTGCAAGGTCAATTAACTTCATCGGTCTAACCTTCGTTGCTACACGAACAGGTGTATCATTCGAGGAAGTAGTCGGTTCTGTTTAACGAGGTAATTAAAGAAAATGGCAACCCAATTTAATAGACCACCTTTAAGAAGAATCACTGACTTTAAGAGTAAGTTAGTTGGTGGTGGTGCAAGACCGAATCTATTTGAAGTCGAACTTGCTTTCCCAGAGGAAATCGCAATCGACAACGATGTGAAGGATAAAGCAAGATTCTTAGTTAAGGCAGCTGCCTTACCTGCTTCTAATATCACTCCAATTGATGTTAACTTTAGAGGAAGAATCTTAAAAGTAGCAGGAGATAGAACATTTGATACATGGACTATTACTGTTATTAACGATACTGACTTTTCAATTCGTTCTGCTTTTGAGAAGTGGATGAACTCAATTAACAGATTATCTGATGCAACTGGAACAAATAATCCAGCAGATTATCAAGAAGATGCATATGTTCATCAACTTGATCGTGACGGATCTACATTAAGAAGTTACAGATTCTATGATGTTTTCCCAACAAATATCAGTCAAGTTGACTTATCTTACGAAACAGTTGACACAATAGAGGAGTTTACGGTAGAATTACAAGTACTATACTTTGAATCAATCAAAGGTGTTGGTGATAATGCTGGAGGAGAAAGCATTAGTTAAAACTGATAAATAGTGCTATAATAAAAGAAAAATAGTTATACAATGGCAAAACTCTTTGGATTCTCAATTGATGACTCGGATAAGACACCCGATTCAGTAGTCTCACCCGTTCCTCGATCTAACGAGGACGGGGTTGACTATTTTGTACAATCTGGTTTCTATGGTCAATATGTAGATATTGAAGGTGCATATCGTAACGAACACGAATTAATCAGACGATATAGAGATATGGCTCTTCATCCCGAAGTGGATAAGGCTATTGAAGATGTTGTTAATGAAGCAATCGTCACAGATTTATATGACTCACCAGTGGAGGTAGAGTTATCGAACCTTA